GTTGTCCGGCCTCCCGACGGCGGACCGGATTATATGTTACAACATGGGCGGAACCAGGGGGGACGCCTCTTACTGTTTAACCGCTAAACAGGTTAACTATGACGGCACACGGGGAACCGATGGGAGCTTGGCGTTTACCGTCGGGGCGGTTGCTAACGGGATCGCGCCGGACTGGTGCGAGACACTAACAGCGGGCCAGGAAACCCACGGGAGCGCCGGGAGTTCGACGAGTAGGGATGACAGCGCGGCAACCTCGGCGGGTTTAATTGCCTACCTTGAAATAGTAGACTGCGACTCAGGGACGCCGACGGTAACTATCCAGCAATCAAGCGATAACGGGAGCGGGGACGCATGGGCGACGGTTCTCTCGTTCACGGCGGTCGGTTATGCCTCGGCTCCGACGGCGGAGCGGGTAACGGTCAGCGGGGCGGTTGAACGATACCTGAGAGTAACAACGACGGGGACTTTCTCTAATTTGGATTTCGTGGTCACGACTCGACGGGGAACGGCCCAGGATGACGTCACGTTGTGAGGGGAGCAATCGGCGCACTTATTAACCGGATACGCCCCCAGGTATTGGTAGCACTGGGGATACTGGGAACGGTCACGGTTTACGCGCTCTTTTTGGGCCATATTGAGGTTGCTACCGGATCCGGTGGCGGTGTGATAGCAATCAGTATGAAAATTATGGAACATAACGATTGAAGATTTTTTGCTTTATAGGATGGCACTGGTGGACGCCTGGGGAATGGGCGGGCCGATCTTGCCGGAACTGCCACCGGGAGCAGCAGCGAATATATAACAAATCCTCCGGCGGCGAATGGGTGGACCGTTGAAATATATACAGTTAGCGGGAATGATTGTTCCACTGGTAATCGTGGCCGTGGGGATGGCGTCATGGATATTCTCGTTAAGGGCTGATATTGACGTTGTTATAGACCAGGTCGCCGAGGTTAGCCTGGATACGGCCCGCGTTAATGCCACTTCGGACGAGGCCGACCAGGAGTTACTGGAACGAGTCGAGGAACTGGGAGAAATGATTACAGAGATCGAGAGAGTTCAGTCGGTCATCACGAACGAGTATAGAACGATAATGGCCGATCACAACGGCTTCGCGGAAACCCTCGAGCGTATGCAAGCATCCGGAGCGTTACCGACGGGAGAGCGCCGGGTCTACGGGGGCTACGGTAAATGATAAGAAACGCGGACCACTGGCGGATAGTTCGCCCGATATCGACCCATTTTCAAACGGTCAGTTGTGCAGAGGTGAATTGTCCGAATTATTACAACGGGTGGATGACCGTTCTCTCCGCCGGTCATTGTGACGAGATGGCATTTATTCGGCGTTCAAAACTAGCATATACCGAGGAACAAATAGAGAGCGGGTTGATCCGGTTTGTTTTTTCTCCGGGTCAGGAGTGCTTCGAGGGCCAGGCGGGAAACCATAAATCGAACTTAGAACGGGATCCTATATTCCTCAAGAACAGGACAATCCAGGAACCCGAACAATGGAAAGACGGTATAGGCGAATCACTTTATAGATTAGGGAGGTAGTAATGGCAAAAGAATCAGGGTTAGGGATGTCGATTGCAGTTGATGATTCAGGCTCGTCGGCAAGGACGATATCCAACGATATCACCAATTTGGATTGGACGACACCGCGGGAGGTCCAGGACATAACGGGACTTGATAAGTCAGCCCGTGAAACCCTGTTAACCCTGGCGGATTTCACGATCACGATCAACGGCATTTTTAACGATGCGTCGAACATGTCCCATGCAGTTTTTAAAACCGTATCCTCGACATCGGTAGCCCGGACGGTAACGCTTACGATCAGCGGCCAGACATTACCGAACGAGACTAATTTCACCGATTACAGCCTGAGCCGTGGAACCACCGGGGAATTAACCTGGACGGCTCCGGGAGTTCTAGCCGGTGGAACCGTCCCGACGTGGGCATAGTATGGCCTTTGTGCCGGAGGAGTTGATCAACCAAATGATTCCCAAAACCGTTAACGGCGTTAAGGCGTCGAAAAAAAAGGGATTTAGAATTCCCGATAAGATCGCGGTTATAACATTCGAGGGAACAGATTACGACGGGGCCGAGATACGGGCGAAGTTAAATGTCAACTTTCGGTATTTCTCGGAGATACAGGCGGCAATATCTGAGGACAGCACTAACGGTCTGAGAGTCGCCGAGTTATTCGGAGATCACGCATTGATTGACTGGAACCTGGAAGATGATGATGGAAACCCGGTCCCGGCTAACGCCGAGGGGATGACGATGATCCCGGTAGAACTGGTCAACCTGATGGTAGGCCACTGGGCCGAGGCGGTGTCTGATATACCCGACCCTTTAGAAAAGATATCGAGCGATATAAGCACGTTGGCCCAACTTTCGACCGCAATGGAAAGCCCATCGGCAAGCCCTGGGAGTTAACCGAGGCGGAACTTATAGACGGCCTCTGTCAGCGGTACGGGTGTTTACCTTCCCAGTTAATGGAAGAAGATGCCAGGATTTTGCAAATGGTCGCAATTGTACAGCTAGGACAACCGGAACAGGAAATAGTAGATGGCTAACGAAGTACAGATAAAAATAGTAGCGGATCCCAAGAGCGCTGAAGAGGGGTTTAAAAAGACCCAGTCGGCTTTTGGGCGTATGCAGTCGCAGATTGAGAAACACCGAAAAAAGATCGGCGTCGGACTGACCGCGCTCGGCGGGGGAATAACGGCCCTCGGAGCGTCGGCGGTTAAGAGCGCCCAGGAAGAGGCTATAGGGATCAAGCAGTTAGACCAGGCGTTACTTAACGCCGGTTCGAGTTACGATACACAACGGGAAGCGATAGAGCAGGTTATAGCGGCCCAGCAGAACAAGACGAACTTCGGGGACGAGGCACAACGGGCGGCACTGATGAACCTGGTGGGTATCTCCGGGGATTACGAGAAATCAATGGCGGCATTACCGGCGGTTCTCGACCTGGCCGCGGCCCGCGGGATGGACCTCAGTTCAGCGTCAACCCTGGTAGCAAGGGCGATCAACGGGGAGACATCAGCATTAACCCGTTACGGGATACAGGTAGACAAGGGGTCTGGTTCGACCGAGGTTATAACCGCGATAATGGCGAAGTTCGGGGGCCAGGCGGAGGCAAATGTGGACCCGCTTGTCCAGTTAAAAAATAGAACCGGGGACTTACAACAGGAGTTCGGGAAGGCGTTACTCCCGGCATTAACTAAGGTGATGGACATATTCGAGAAAGTAACCCGGAATTTGATCGCGTTCTCAGCGGAGCATCCGAAATTATCCCAGGTTCTTTTTATAGTCGTTGGCGTCCTGGGGGGATTGGCCCTGGTTCTCGGGCCTATACTGATAATGCTCCCATTACTTGCCGGGGGCGTCGGGATAGTCGCGGGGGCGTTCGGGGCGTTGTCCCTGTCAATGTTACCGATCACGGCGGTTATCCTGGGGATAGTGGCGGCGGTTGCGGCGGCGATCATTATCTGGAAGAACTGGGATAAGATCATTGTCGTATTAAAAGAGACCTGGGATAAGTCGTGGACTAAGATCAAGGAAGTATTTTCCAAGGTAATGAACAAGATCAAGGACATTTACGATAGCAAGCTCGGCTGGTTGTTACCCGCGGGGGCGCTGTTTAAGGCGATCATGTTCATCAAGGACAACTGGTCTGAGGCATGGGAAAATATCAAGGAAAAGTTTAAGAATATCACCACCGCCATTAAAGCGGTTTTCGAGGGATTTAAATCTAACATCCTGGGCATATGGGACAGTATAACCGCCGGTATCAAGGGCGCGATAAATCTGATAATCGATGGGATTAACGCCTTCATTCGTGGTATCAATGCAATTAAAATTAATGTACCAGAGGTAAGTCTGCCATTCGGCGGATCGGTGGGCGGGTTTAGTGTCGGATTAAAACACATCGACCCAATCCCAAAACTGGCAAAAGGCGGAATCGTTAACAGTCCAACACTTGCCATGATCGGGGAAAGAGGACCGGAGGCGGTGGTCCCGCTCGGTCGGGGGATGGGTATGACAATTAATATTCACATCGCCGGGGATGTCCTGGGGATGGATGATTTTGAGCAAAAAATAACATCAGTAGTTAGAGACGCGGTTCTCGGCGGGGGGTTCTCCGGCGTCCTAGCTCGAGGGTAACTTGGTTGTAGCTACCTATAAATTGCAGGTGTCATGGAATAATGACGCTGATTTTACAGATACCGGGGACTCGATAGACATGTCCAGGGTCCGCGGTATTACCTGTAGTTTCGGACGGGATCGGGCTTCCCAGTTAACAGCGAATAGCAGGGCCGGAACGTTGCGGGCGGTCCTCGATAACCGCTCCGGGGATTATTCGTCTTTCAATACATCTTCCCCGCTATCGGGGAAGATCCTTCCTGGCCGCCCGGTCCGTTTACTGGCGACATCGGCAAGCCTGACCGATCAATCAATCTGGCGGGGATACCTGACCCGGATCACTCCTGTAGCCGACCGTGGGGGCGATTCTACGGCCATCCTGGAGGCTACGGGGCCACTCGGTCAGGTGAACCTTGACCAGGTGGCCGTACCGATGGTTACGAGCCAGCGGACCGACCAGGTAATAGACGACATACTAGATGCCGCGGGTTGGGGGGCCGGTTCGAGTTATAGGACAATGGGGACGGGTTTGACGACTATCACCCGTTACTGGGCCGACCGGATATATACCGTCCAGGCATTACAGGCCATCGAATCCGCGGAGGGTGGGTTCATCAGGGAATCCAAGGATGGGAAAATAATATTTGAGAACCGACACCACCGGATAAGCGGAGCCAGGTTAACGAGCCAGGCGACATACAGTGACGCGGCGGGGGCCAGTTTACCCTACACCGGCGTTGTACAGGATGACGTATTCCCGCATATTTTTAATATTTTTGAGTCTGATGTCCAGACCTATACCACGGGATCGGTCGCGGTTTTATGGACGTTATCCGAAACCGGGGCGAATTCTCCGCCGATTATCGCCGGGGTCGCTACGACCTACACGGCGCGTTATCCCACCGCCGGATCTGCGACAACCGGCGGAGGTGTTGGGACATGGACAACCACCGCCGCAACAACCGACATGACGGCGAACTCGGCGGCGGACGGTAGCGGCTCCAACCTGACCTCTTCAATCGGTATCAGTGTTAGCAAGGGGTCCGAAACGATGGCTGTCACGTTAACCAATAACGGGTCAGTGACGGCGTATATAACGAAATTACAGGCAAGGGGGACGCCGATAACCTCCGATGATCCCGTGGCGATCAGGGCCGAGGACTCAACGAGCCAAACCGCCTACGGGAGGCGAACATGGCCGAGTAAAACCAAGTATGTGCCGGATACCGGGGAGGCGCTTGACTGGGCCAATTTTAATTTATCCATCTACAAGGATCCCACGCCGGTTTTGAAAATGACATATATAGCCAACAGGGACCAGGCAGGGCTTAACGAGATGATAAACCGTGATGTGTCCGACCGGGTTACGGTCCGAGCTAACGGCAACGCGAACCTGGGACTGAATCGTGATTTTTTTGTAGAGGCAATTTCGCACCGGATCGGGTCGGACCGGACACATACGGTATCATTATTATTATCGGATGCCGAGCAATTTTCCGATTGGTGGGTATGGGGAACTAGCAAATGGGGCCAGACGACCAGGTGGGCCTACTAATGGCAGTCAACCGCGGATTTCTTAGTAGTATGAGAAACGCGCTAGCGGCGGGAAAACCGGTTGACCATGACGCGGTTCACGGCGTATCCATTGAAACATTCATAAATAAAATATACCGCCAGGGGTTCGGGAAGGATCTCGACCCGGCCGCGGTTTCGGCGACAGTCATAGCGGCCCGCCTCGACGCTGGCAGGTGGCTCGTAGATTGCCCGCTGGGTTGCGGGGGCGCGGAACTGGTCAGTAAGGCGGAACCCTGGTTTGTTTGCCTCTCGTGCGGCTCCGGCGGTGAATGGTACAGGGTTGAATTGCCATCGAACCGGGCCGATATAGAAGTTGAGATAACCAGGCGGGACAATGTCCTGGGGTGGTCGTGGAATCCAGGTGAGTCGATTGATAATTTAAGGGCGGAAACCGATAGGATCAGGGGAGAATAAATGGCATATACTACGGTTCCAACGATAACGACAGGGGATATCGCCACGGCGGCGTGGGGCAACACTTATATAAAAGATAATTTTGCCCAGACGGGACCGGCCCTGGTAACTACTGACGGGGACATGCTAATAGCGACGGGATCTAATGTCCTCAAACGCATGCCGATGGTTGATAGTAACGACCGGGTTATACAGGAACGGGGCGGGACCGAGGCGGATCTTTCCGCGGTAACTACGGGCGATACGATAGTCGGCCAGAGTTCGGGGGTTATGGGTCTGGAAACGGCCATGACCCAGGGACAGGCGGAGGCGGGGAGCGATACCCAGGTACGCGGGGTTACAGCCCAGAGAATAGCCCAGGCGATAGCATCCCAGGCCGCCGGTGAAAGCGCCGCGAAGGTGTGGTGTTCTATTACTGCGGCCGGGGCTTTAGAGACTAACGACCTGAACGTCGCATCGGTTACCGATGTTGGCACCGGTAACCGTGACGTAAATTATACGACGGCATTCAGTAGCGTAAATTATACCGTCGTTCCGGGTATTGGGGCGGTTACATCGTCATCGGACGTCGTAGCACGAACGGGTGCCAGGACGACGGCGGACGTTAATATATCATGTCGTAATGCCGCCAACAGCCTGGTTGATGAGCCAAACAACCTGGTTGGATTCGGCGCTCAGTAAAATATACGGGGGCTATGTAGATGAAGTGTGTAGTTCACAAGCGACGTGACGGGGGGATATCCATCGAATATATCAGCCCGTCATTGCTGGCGGTGATGGTCGGGTCTGGTGTCGGCTGGGACGCGGACAGGGTCGAGTATGAGATTAATAAATTGGTAAATCCGCCCTCCCCGGAAACCGGGAAGAGTGACGCGGTTATACGTCCCTATATCGTCGCGGTTGCCAGTGGTGGAGTGGATGAGGAGACAGCTTTTAACCTGGTTAAAAACAGGTCCGATAAATCGGATTGTTCCGGTTGCGAGACAATCGAGGACTCGGAGATTCCGACGGATAGAACATTCCGGGAGGCCTGGGAATGGGTGGAAAATGCCGATTAACGTAAACATGGCAAATGCTCGAATTATCCACATGAATACTATCAGGGTCGCCAGAGATCGGGAACTGGCGGCGAAGGATATTTTATATCAACGGGCCGACGAGGCGGGAGACACCGCGGGCAAGTCGGCAATAGCGACTGACAAACAGACTTTACGGGATATACCCCAGACGTTTGATATTACGACAGGGGTTGATACACCTGAACAATTAAAGGCCAAATGGCCCGACGGATTACCGAGGCCATAATGGAAATTAGGGACATAGCCGAGATCGTCGGCCCGTTTGGAGTCCTGGTCGTCGTTGTCGCGTGGGCGATAATATCCCGGCGATATACGGGGAACGGCTACCAGTCGCTCAATGCTAAACTCGATGGGGTCCGGGATGACGTCGTCGAGATCAGGACTGATATCAGGGAACTACGTCACGACCTGGTAGGACACATGGGGGACCATGCTGTTAAGTAGCCTATTCTTTCATTGAACCGGCGTTTTGGCATAGCGCCGGTACTCTCCTCCATGATAACCCGGAAGTGCTCCCACCTTCCGGGTTATTTGATTTTATAGATCGCCATCCCTGCGAGTAGATCGTGGCGGTCTAAAAACTAATCTTAGAATTGATAGTGTAATTGCTTGACAAATAACAGTGGTAGCCTTATGATGGGTTAAGTAAATAAAAACAGGAGCATAGATGATGAATAGCAATCCCAACTTTGAAAGCGTTGATATTGAACCTTACGACGGCGAAGTTCGGCGGTGGCAAATATACCGCCACGGTGTATATGTGGCAACAAAAGCTTTAAGACGAGACAGTTTAGGGATTAGTAGCGTACCCGTTGCGGTGGCGTGGCCTCGGATTAATTGGGCATTGCCTCCTAATCCTTTCTCATTCATGGAACAACCAAACGAGAAAACAGGAGTAAAGATGATGACTAGCAATGAACCGACAAATTGGGAAATCGGATGCTCCCATAATTGTGATTGCCTCGGATTCGGACATGGCAATCTTGAGATTACCAATAGTGCCGACGAAACGTTAACAGTAACATCACGAACTAGGGCCGGGAAAAACGGCAAGGTAATAATATGTCCTATATGCGCTACTGCAATTCCTGTATATCATTTTGCATGGATTGCCCTGGTTTGTCCTGATTGTAAATCTCAGGTGTCAAAAACGAATTGGTTGATTTCCACCAGGCAAGGAGTATAGATGATGACAAGAGACGACCGGCGGGAGGCCCGCCGGATAACCAGACAGGCAATAATCGAATTAAAAACAGATCATCCTGAGATGACGCTCGAAACTATCGCCGACGCGGTGGGAGTCACAAGGCAACGAATTCACCAGGTATTAGTAGCGGCGGATTTACCGACTCGGAGGCCGAAAATCGAGAAAGTAACCCGGCCTATAATCGCCTCGACGTTGCCGTTAACCCTGTCAAGGAAACGTAACCGGATCAAAGCGCGGTTAGTTAATACCGGCACATATCACGAGGCGCGGGGCGTTGACTGGTTACTGGTACAGGATGGGAGCGTCCTGGTCGGTAACAGATCCTATAACGATCTCGAAACGGCACTGGCGACCGAAGTCTAAATAAACAGGAGTAAATAAGATGACGACAATTCAGGACATTCCCATAATATACGAGGGGCAACCGTTACATTCTGGAATATATAAATGGCCTATCGCCTGGGACGAGACAACACCACCACCGCCGAGCCATGTCTGGGTCGGTAAATTCAGGAGTCAATCCGACAACGGCGGTTTCGGATTTGGTCCCCAGAGAATGGGCCGCCTGGTAATTGCGAAAAATGACCAATCCGAACAAGTCTTTTCTATGCTCGTTACCGGATCATCCCGATACGAACCCGATACCAGGAATAAAATCCGCGATCTCGGAGCCTATCGGGATCTTCCGCCGACCCAGGCACAATTGGGACCGGTCATTAGAAAAGCATTATCCTGGTTGATAGTGTAATTGCTTGACAAATAACAGCGGTAGCCCCATACTATAGTTAGGTTAAGTAAACAAACAGGAGTTGAGATGATGGCTAAATCGACTATAACGAGCATAGAAAATCTGGATGACTTCAATTACAGGGTAGGCTCTAGCTCCGGGAATGTCTACAAAATCACCTGTACCGGATCCGTAGATTTACCAGGACATCCGAGCGAGTACGGTTTACTATGGGCTTGCAACTGTCCCGCAAGGGGGGCATGTCATCACGTACAGGCTGTAATAGACAATAGACAGGAGACAGAGTAAACAAGATGATGACACCAACAACTGAGATAAACCATGAAATCAATTGCTTGAGGGCTTGCGCTTGTTGTGGGCGTAAATTGTCAATTTATAATCCAATCATAGACGACCACATAGACGACCACATAATTTACCATCACCCATACCATGCCGACAAAGTCATTCATGTACAATGTATAATGCTACACTGGGGAGAACACCTGAACGGGCATAATAAAACCGACTGCTACAGTTCCTAAAACCCATACCCGACCGAAGCCCCTCTTCCGAGGGGCTTTTTTATTGGCTAAACCAATCTTAGAATTGATAGTATAAACACTTGACAAATAGCATTCGTAGCCTCATACTATAGTTAAGTTAAGTAAACAAACAGGAGAAACAAGATGATGACAACAACCATTAGGATCCCAGAGGGAACAATCGTCGGGCGCATTACCGGCGAGAAGGTGACTCCGGTCACGCTGGTCGGTGATGTCTACGTTGAGGCATACCGGGACTACGACGGCTCATGGGTCTACAGCGTCGGGAAGCAACAATATTGTTGCGCTGGCGGACTCGCAACAACCTTCCGGTAAGCAATCCGGAACCCGACCAGAAACCTCCCACCAGGGAGGTTTTTTTATTGCAGTCTTAACAATCAAGTCCAATATAAATGATTGAGTATAAATTGATGATATACTGATGATCTGGTATAATATAAATCGGAGAATATAAATTATAGGGGGTCATATGGACGGTTTAATATCTCCAAAAACAGCCGCCGGATTGCTCGGCGTAGGTATTGAATATATCTATTCCATGATCGACGCCGGCGGGACCGACTGGGGCCAGAAAATCGGGGACGGGGAGAATACAAGGATAAAATACCGCATAAATTACAAAAAGTTTATCCTGGCTCACCAAGCAATCATTGACGAGGAACTGGTCCGGGAGGTGGTCAATGTTTAGGGTCGAGTTAACCCTCAGTGACAAGAACGGGGAAACCTACAAGGTCATCGACGGCGACCGGTGGACGCCGGTATGGTTTTATTCTACTAGCGGAACACTGAAATGCCAGGACCACGATTATCGGCGGTGTCCTCACATTTTGGCCGTAATAAAAGAAGGGGGGGAAGCCTATGAAAAGTTCAACCGCCCCAGTGGTGGGGCGGTCAAAACAGGAGTGCTAAAGGATGATGAAACTTTTAGCACCTCCTATCCTAACATAACCATATGATGGACTCAATTGGGAAACCGCCCCGGCGCGGGCGAACTACAAGAGGCAAAGGCCGAAGGATAAGAGGTAAAAATATGACGGTAAACCTAGCAATTGAACGGGACCCGGTACTGGCGAACATGACCCGCGGAGAGGTCAAAACGAGTTTTGAGGGGATCTTGTGGGATCTGATTGTCGCGGGTAAGACACACCGCCAGATAAAAGATAATCCGGCAAACGACACCCAGGAAGCATATACCAAGGCCGCCGACGAGTTAACTGTTATTTTGCGGCTTGTTGATCGGGCAAGAGATCACGCGCTTGAACTAAGCGTCCGGCCCCTGGATAACGAGGTGGGGACCGATGCTTAAAACGACCGATCAAATAGAAACGGCATGGTTTAAATCAATCGATGATATATCCGGCCTGGTCTACTGGCTCAAATCGGAAGCGCGGACCGGGAACGGGGACGACCATAGTTCCAAGCTAGGGCTTTATCTTTCCCAAATACTCCTGGCAACTTCCGACGCGATGAAACTAAACGTAGAATTAACGAAACGGGAACTTGAAGAGGTGACCAAATAATGCTATCAGCAAGAACCGTCGAGGTAACACTAAATACCGTAGACGTTATTAAAAAACAGGCGAATTATGATCAGATAAACCCACCGCTACAGCACCGGGTCACTATGTTTATAGTGGGCGGAACGACACCAGTCGAAGACCTGGTAACCGAACTCAAAAAGATCGAGGGGCAGGTTGTAAAGTTACGCATAGCGCCCGACCGGGTGAAAGACGATAGAGAGGACGACGGGAAATTCGCGTCCTACTGGTGGTCAATCAGGGGGATATCGGACGGGACAGAAATCGACACGCCGAACACGTCGGGAGCGTCCGGCGGTGGATCTCCTGAGTTTAACCCGATGGCCCTCGGCGCTTGTGCCAACTATGCACATGAACAAATCACTAATGGAACCTTCCCTTTTATCGGTGAGGGTAGGGACGAATATTTCGCACATTTCCTGTATGTGCGGGACTGTAACTATTGGCTTGTTAACCAGGTTCCGCCCCGGCCCCGAGAGGAGATAACCGGCGAAGTCGCGGCACCACCAGAGGAACCGACCGTTGCGGTCAACATTGGACCGTGTCCAAAACACAAGGGGGCGGAATATCAATCCATGAGCGACGGCACATGGGCGCATAGTGTCAGGGATGGGTTATGTATCTGGTCGATGGATGGGCCGGTTTTCCGACCCAATCAGCCATTAGAGGAACCCGAGGGGATGGGGGATTTTGAGCCAAGTATGAACTTTGAAGGGAGATAAAAATGGTTATTGATGACGCAATCGTCTCCGGATCCGGTTTTACATTGTCGGCCGACGAATTACCCTCCTCGTTGACTGTACAGGCTACACCACCGCGTCGGCGGGTGAACATGAGTGTATCGGTCAAGGGGGTCGTGACCTGGGATTTAACGGTCGAGGCGCTCCCGGAGTCAGGGATGACAATCGAGGACTTATTCGGGGAAGTCGACCGGATGCGGGCGGAGTGCGAGGCCCGTTGTCCAATAGATTCGGAGAAATAGAGTAATGACGAGGGCCATCAAAAAGCTACTTTTTGCGGTTTTTCTGGCCCTCGTTCTGGCCGCCTGGATAACGGCGGCGTGGACTTTCTGGGCGTTTTATCTCCCATACATAAAAATTAAAAAGAGGTTAAAAGATAAACGAGATGCTAAATATCAAATACTTCGGAACAACAAACCCGACCTATACATACCAGATGCGGCTAGCCTTCCGCGTTCACATGGAACACCGGGCAAGGGCCGAGAAACTAATCAACGCTGACTAATCGATTTATACCGGCGGGCTATCCCAAACCGATAACCCGCTTAATAAGGCGATTAGAGGGGGTAAACGTGAGCATAGAAATACAGACCGAGGTATGGCGGTACTCCAAGAGTAAAGGATCCCAACGGTTGCTATTGATCGCTATAGCGGATAACTGTAACACCGAGTCCAGGACGGCATGGCCGACTACCGCATACCTGGCGGGGAAAACCCTGTTAACCCAGCGGTCAATACACCGGTTATCGAGCGAACTTGAGGAACTCGGAGAGCTTGAAGTCCACCGAAACCGGGGACGTAACCGCTCGAACCTGTACA